ACAACACCAACAACATTGCCATTGGTTATCGTGCATTGTTTTCAGCCAACACAGGCGAACTCTCCAACATCGCCATCGGAACTGATGCGTTATATGCAGAAACTAGTGGTGCAGACGGTTGCGTAGCGATTGGTCACAACGCGTTGGCGGCGCAGAACACCGACTTATCAAACAACGTAGCCATTGGCTATCAAGCCGCAACCAATCTCAACGGCGGCACAGACAGTGTGTATGTGGGTTACAAAGCCGGTAGCGTTGGGGCGATTGAAGGTGATTTCAATACGGTGGTTGGCACAAATGCTGCGTTAAACGCTACGGATATGTCAACCAGCGTGTTTATTGGTTATAATGCTGGTGGTACTGGTGTTGTGCAGGGTGCAAACAATATTTGTATCGGCACATTGGCTGGCAATGACCTCACTACGGGCGCATCCAACATATTGATCGGCAGAGATGCCGGTACGAACTCAAAGTTAGATACTGACAACATAGTCATCGGTAAAAATGCGATGGATGCTGATGTTGCAGATGCTGGCTATTCGCGTACACATAACATAGCTATCGGCACGGATGCGCTTGGTGGGGATACTGCTGGTTGTGATTACTGCGTGGCGATTGGTTCTAGCGCACTCATCTTACAAAACGCCGACGTCAAGAACACCGCCATTGGTGGACTTGCGGGTGATGCGATTGTTGCTGGTTACAGCAATACGTTACTTGGTTATAGTGCCGGTAGCAGTATTGTTGGCGGTCTTAAAAATACCGTCATCGGCCATAACGCGTATGTATTAGGAACTGCCAACAATAACACCGTAATAGGTTATGCCGCCGGTGCCTCAACGGTTGACGGAACGCCGACCGCTGCAATGTCTGGTGCTGACAATGTATTGCTGGGTGCGTCTGCTGGTTACGGACTCACAGACGGCCCCGGCAATGTACTCATCGGCAAGGATGCCGGTCTGGCAATGACCACCGGCGATTACAACATCGCCATTGGATGGCACGCTGCTGATGCGTTGGTTGGTAATGCTAACTACAACATTGCGGTTGGTTATAATGCTTTAGGCGGTTGCACTGCTACAACCCAACACTCTATTGCTATTGGCGCTAACACGCTTGGACACGCTTCATACCACGCCGACAACATCAATTTAGCGATGGGTTACGACTCCGGTGCGGCAATCACCACCGGCACAGCGAACGTAATGATCGGCCACCAAGCGGGGAGTGCGATTGTTGGTAACGACGATATGACGGCTGTTGGTTATCAAGCGTTGATGTCGGCTACTGGTGCTGACAATACGGCAGTTGGTACTTTCGCAGCCGCACAAATTACAACGGGTGACAAGAACGTAGCCATCGGCAGTTGGGCGTTATTCGACGCAAACGGTGATGAAGCGAACAATGTCGCGATTGGTTACGAAGCGTTACACGGGTTAAACGCAGACGCGGGTGACGATAACGTAGCGATTGGTTATCAAGCCGGTAAGTTTGACCCCGCTGGAACAGATCCCGCTGACGAACTAGAAGAAGCGACTCAATCAATTTACGTTGGTTCTAGCACACGCGCATCAGCTACAACTGGTGTGCTTAACGAGATCGTCATTGGTTACGGCGCAATTGGTCAAGGCGACAACACAATCATGTTGGGGAACTCGTCAGTTGACTCGACAAATGGTTTGTTTTGTTACGACACAGCGGCAGCTTCTCCATCTGATAGTCGAATCAAGAAGGACGTTGAGGCTTCATCGGTTGGTTTGGACTTTATTGAGAAGCTGGCTACGGTTAGCTATAAGAAGATCAACCCAGCAGATTATCCTGTTGAAATCCGCGAAAGTAGATGGTCGGAAACAACCTGCGAACAAACCGTCACCCGTGCAGTCGAAGCTGCCGACGAGGTGTGGGAAGACTACGTTGTCCAAGATGCGCGGGAAGCGACTGAAGAAGAAACCCGCGACGAAGTTCATGCCGCAGTTGCGGAAGTCAAGGAACTGCAAGTAACGCAAGAAGCGTGTGATGAAGAGTGGGAAGAGACTGTTCATCCAGCGGAAGCTGAAGAGACAGAAGAACGGGTCACGCAAGAAGCACGCGAGGAGATCAAAGGCGAGCGGCACAAGCACAGCGAAGCGGAAGTCAGCGAAGACGTTACCACCGTGGATTTCGTGAAGAACGAAGCCGGTAACTACGTTCGCACCGAGACTGCCGAGACGGTCACCCGCACCGAACGCACACCGTTGTACACGGATCACGAAGTAGTGAATCCAGATGGTACGCCGTGTGTGACAGTTGTGTCGGCGGCGGTTGAAGCCAAAGACGCTGTTGTCGATGAAGACGGCAACGAGACTGAACCGGCGGTTGAAGCTGTCGCAGAAGTCACCGAGCCGGTCATCCACAAGTGTCCGGTGATGGAAGAGTACGTTGTGCAAGAAGCGTGCGATGAAGTGTGCGAGACGGTTGTCACCAGAGAAGCCATTGAGGAACGTACAGAACGTCGGTTGGTTCGTGGGGCGCAGGATGAGGTCAAGGAAGAGGTCGTGGTTGTTGAGGCGAAAGCTGAATGGACAGAAAAGCACGTCACCAGACCGGCTGAACCGGCCCGCGAAGAAGTCACCGAACGTCGCTTGGTAAGTGCCGCTGTCGAGGCGAAAGCTGCCGTCTACGAGACGGTCACGGTTCCCGCTGATGATCGACCAGCAGATATTGATATGCCGCATCTCGGCCTGATAGCGCAAGACGTACAAACCGCAATGACTGAAGCGGGTGTGGAATTTCCGTTAGTGGCGGAAACCTCTGGAGGAATGTTTGCTGTTAAATATGGCAACTTGGTGATGCCATTGATTAAGGCGGTGCAAGAACTTTCAGCAAGGGTGAAGACACTTGAAGGATAATTTATGGCAGCAGAAGCAACACAGCAGGATAAGTCCGTTGTTACAATCAACGGAGAGGAGCACAATGTATCGGATTTGTCTCAAGAACAAATGGCGCTATTAGACCAAGTTGTTGATCTTGATCGCAAGATTGGCCAGATGGGTTTTAGTTTGGCCCAAGTTCAAGGAGCGAAGAACTTCTTTATGGGCCAGCTAACGGCGAGCCTCGAGGAGAGGGCGGAGCCTGAAGAGGAAAAGAGCTAACGGCCTACAACCGCCACTATGCGGTTTGGTTAAGTGAATGACAAACAACATAGACCCAGCGGTTGTCGAGCAACTAGCCGAGCGGGCGGTAGGTCACTACGGATGGATGTTATTTGCGGCCTTTGCCGCTCTGATGTGCAAGGACGTGCTTGCCAAGTTCATCGCGGGTTTGTTGGTGTTCTGGGGGAGTGCGTTTAAGAATGATGAAATCCTCTACATCAGCGGGCGGCGGGCGAGGGTGATTCGGATGGGCATTACCGCGACAACTTTCCAAATGAGCGACCGCAAATCGACGATGATTGTTCCTAACTGCCAGCTGACCCAGCTGACCGTCGAACGGCGTTTACCGCAGAACGGCGGTGAGAGCTATCTGCCAAAAGGCAGCGAGATTGGGGCAGCAAAGGTGGAGATTATGGACGAATGAAACGGATGTTGATTATTGTGGCAATCTGCGCAGCCATCATATGGCTGTCGGTGGGATGCAAAAACCTAAAGGAAGTTGACTTCGGAATCACAGGGCTTGAGGCCGAGTGGTATGAACCACCACCGTTACCGCCGCAGACGGTGACTCTGACCAACGCGCCAGCTGGCAGCTGGCTTCCGAGGTTGATGCAGCGAGGGGATTGAACTTGTGCTTGGGCTTATCACATTGGACGATATGAAGGTGGGCGCTGCCTCCACCACGGGGCTTGGCAGTTGGGTGGTAGAGGTGGGGCTGGTACTTCAAATCACAATATCGTTGGCCAGCTTGTTCTATATTGTGCTAAAGATAAGGGAGCAGCTGGCGAGGAACCGGCGGCGAAGGAAGTGAGTTTTATTATGTTAACTGGTAAAAAGACCTATATGACGGCAGCTGGCGGGGTACTCGCAGCTGTGGGGGCATACCTCTCCGGCGATCTGGAGCTTGGTATGATGCTGAACATCGTGATCACCAGCCTGCTGGCTGTGTTCCTGCGCAAAGGTGTCAAGTCCGACACCGGCGTGGACGAGTCCGAAGCTGGCTCGTGAGCTGGTTGCTCGGATTGATTCGTGGTTTAGGCGGGCTGCGCGAGCTGATTGTCCAGCTGTTCAGCGCCTCCCGTAACGTGAGCGCCAATGTCCGGCTCAAGAAGAAAGATCGCGGCGTGGATGACGCTATCGCTGCTGCCCGCGATCGCGACCGGCTGCGCAAGCGTTAACCTCAACAACGCCGAGCGGCTCGTCCAGAGCCACGCGGTTGGGTTCGCCGATGCGGTCAACGCCTCGGTCGAGGCGGAGGCGTTTGTTCGCGACTCGCTGAAGACGATCAACCGGCTTGAGGCGGTCATCGAGAGAGGCGACTAGTCCTCACCAACCCCCCCCCCCCGCACCAAAGCTGGCTGCGCGAGCCGCGCCCACCTTCGGTAAAATAAATAAAATCTTTTTTTAGAAAAGTGTTGACACGGTGCGAGCCGCACGCCAACCTCTCCCAAGTTTTGGGTGCATAAAACAGTCAGCAATGAAACAAGCAACAACAACTAACGTCATAGTCGTGGATAAAAAAGTCCACACTCGGTTTAAGCGGTGGTGCGCGAAGAACGGGTATAAGATGGGTGCAACCGCCACGGAGATATTGCGAAAGGCGTCCCAATGATAGTCATTGGATTGGCTGGCAAGAAGCAGTCCGGCAAGGACACCATCTATGAGATCGCCCGCAAGCAGCTGCCCAAGCTGCGAGTGAGGCGGGCAGCGTTCGCCGGCCCGCTGAAAGCCGAGGTGGCCCACGTCACCCAAATGAACGTGGACTTCATCGAGGCCAACAAGGACAAGCTGCGCCTCCTGCTGCAAGCGTGGGGCGCGGATTTTAGGCGGCAGTTTTATGGGCAGGACTATTGGGTGAACGCGATGCGCCACGCGCTGCGCGATGCCGATCAGCAAGCCGACGTGCTGTTCATCACCGACCTTCGCTACGAGAACGAAGCCGCGTTCGTCCACGAGCTGGGCGGTGTGGTGGTGCGGGTGGACAGGGCCAGCGACGGCAACGACACCCACTCAAGCGAGACGGTTATGGACGGCTATTCCAGCTACGACCACACCATCGACAACAACGGCGACGAGAGCCAGCTGGCTGACGCCGTAGCTGCGCTGCTAAACCAATTTCTTCCGCCGAGTGGCGGGACAGAAAACACAGAAACAACAACAAAAGAGGAAATATAATAATATGTTCTTATCTGCAATAGAGTCTGCAAAGACCGAGTTCGAGCCACACCCCAAAGGTGTAGCTAATGGAGTGTGTGTCGAGGTGGTCACACGAAACAAGAAGACCGGCGAGCCGTTCACGAAGGTGACGAAGGAAGGCGACGTGAAGAATCGAATCATTCTGGTGTTCCAGACTGACAAGACAACCAAGAAGGAGGATGGCTCGACGGTGAACTGCGCGTATTGGGATTGGCACAACGCGCCGCAGTCAATCGCCAACGAGAACGGCAGCTTGCACAAGCGGCTGAAGGATTGGGAAGTCGAGATCAAAGACTACCCGACGCAGGAGGCGTTCGAGAAGGCGGTCGTTGGGCGTCCGGCAACGCTGGTGTTCACCCACAACACGAGCGAAAAGAATGGCAAGACGTACAGCAACCTAACCAGCTGCACGCCTATCGCCGAGGGGGCGACGCCGTTCGCGGCGGTGGACTACCAGAACTACAACGAAGGAGCACCGTTCTGATGTTTCTTTCAGCTCAACCGCAACACCGCGAGCTGAACCACGACGGGGGGGGCCATTGGTATTATCCCGATGGTCGCCCTCTTCACACCGTTCAAAAAAAGGATGGTAGTGGGGAACGCAACACGCATAAAGGAGATGCCCGCGACCTAGGCTTGTACCCGAGTGTCACGACAATCACGAAGGTCGTGCATAACGATGGCCTGTCGAGGTGGAAAGAAAAACAAATCCTCGACGCTTGCGTGGCAAGCCCGTTGGCGGAGGGTGAGGATGAGAAATCCTACGCCGCGAAGGTGCGAAAACTTTCGCAGAAAAAGATGGTGGACGCTAGGGCGTTCGGCTCCTTGTTCCACGAAGCCATCGACGAATTAAACAGGTCTGGATTCCTAGACTCAAAGTTCGACGAGGTGAAGCCGTTCGTGAAGTATTACATTGAATGGACTCGCGATCACAAGGTGTCGTTTGTGAACACCGAGTTCGTGTGTGTAAACAAAAAGCTCGGCTACGCTGGACAGGTGGATGGTCTGGCTATTGTTGACGGCAAGCTAACGCTGCTCGACTACAAGACCCAAGACGTGAAGCCCGACAAGAAGGGTAACCTATCGCCCAGCATCTACGACAGCTGGGGCTGGCAACTCGCCGCCTACAAGAACGCAAGCTGGGACAACAAACCGCCCCGCATTCAGCAAGTGGTGAACATCGTACTGTGTTCAAAGTCACCGTGTTATCCCATCGTGAAGGTGTGGTCACGCGAGGAAATGTCCAACGCTTGGAAGATGTTCAAAGCCAGTTGTCAAATCTGGCAGCTCTCCAACAAGTTCAACCCAGCGGCCAACGCTAACCTCATTCACAATGGGAAAAGCGCAAAGGGAAAAGGGTAAGCGCGGCGAGCGCCAGCTCCGCGACTTGCTGCATGACGCCGGTTTCGATTCGGCTTACCGCACGCAACAGTTCAGCGGGGCGTGTCCAGAGGGGTCTGCGGACGTTAAGTGTCCGCAGCTCCCCTCCATTCATTGGGAGGTTAAAAACGTCGAGAAGCTGTCCATATGGCCCGCTATGGCGCAATCGTTAGCCGACGCTGCCGCCGGTCAGACGGCGGTCGTGGCGCACACGAAAAACAACTACGGTTTTCTTGTAACCCTGCGGGCGGAAGATTTCCTAGACATCCTGCGCCAGAGCGATCTGGTGGCCCAACCCGAGCCGAAGAACCTACAGCTGGAGCGGCAGGAGGTGGTTCAATGACGCTCTATCTGCCAGACGAGATAGCCAGCTCGCACGCAATCGCGGCAAGCGCCAAGCTGGTGCTCGCCTTCACAATTGCGAACCCGCTCGCGTCGAAGAAAGAGATGGCGACAGCCCTCGGGATGAGCCGCTCAAACCTATTCAAGACGCTCGCCAACCTGAAGAAAAGCGGGGCGGCAGCGAGTCTACCCGAGTGGACTATGGAGTCCACTCTGGTGGACTATAGTCCACTCCAGTCCACCCCACACCCTAGTGGGTTATGTAAAGGTAGCGGTGGGTCGGTGGGTTCTAACAAAAAATCTTCAACCCTAAAAGCTGCTTCCGCTCCTCCGACGCAGGAGGAGGTGCAGGGGTACGCCGCAGGAAAAGGCCGCGAGGATTTGGCGGCTGATTTTTTTCAGAAGTACGACGCCGACAGGTGGCTGGTCAACGGCGAACCAATGACCAGCTGGCGCAAGATGTTCGACGGCTGGGCCAGACGCCGACCCAAGCCGACCCAAGCGGCCCGACGAAAGAGGACGCTCGAGGACGCGCTGTACGACGTGGACAAGACCTACTAATGTTTTTACCACTACACATTTTTTTTCTAACTACTATGAACCTAAACCAAACCATACCAAACGACGACGACGCCGAGCGCGGGCTGATCGGGGCTTGCCTAGCTGGCAAGTTCGATGACGTTCGTGCAGCCGGTGTCGGTGCTGAACATTTTTTCAATCTCAAGTGCGCCGGTATCTGGCGAACGATGAACGAGCTGGACGCCGAGAGGGAGTCGGTCAGCTCGGACGCCGTGCTGCACCGAGCCAAGGCTGCCCGCGACTACAGCGTGACCGACGTGCTGGACACCGAAATGGCCTGCCCCTCGCCATCGAATTGGACGTACTTCGCGGGCATCGTGGACGAGAAGCGGAAGGCCCGACGAGTGATGGAGGTGGGACAACGGTTGTCCGAGCAGGCGGCAAGAGCCGAGTCGCCGGAGCAGTTGGTGAGCGAGGCCGAGGCCACCATCTTTGGGCTTAATAGCAGCATCACGGCGCAGAAGGACACACGCGGCGAGTCGTTCCAGCGGGTGGTGGGCATTCTGGAGGAGGCCCACCTCGGGGGGCAGATCGGAGTGCCGACAGGCATCCGCGATCTGGACAAGGTGATCGGCGGGATGAGGGGAGGCCAGCTGATAACGCTGGCATCTCGGCCAGCCGTAGGCAAGAGCGCGATGGCGTGCAACATAGCCGAGCATCTGGTGATGAACGGGACGCCGGTTGCGTTCTTCTCGTTCGAGATGTCCGACGATGAGCTGAACCTTCGGATGCTCTGCTCGCTGTCCGACACGAACCTCATCGGCGACGTGGTGAACCGCAACGTCACCGACAAAGCGACCCGCGAAAAGATAATGGTGAAGGCGGCAGGACACGCGCCAGCCCTGCGCAACGCGCCGCTGTTCATCAACGACAACGGCAACCTCACGGTTGCCCAAATCGCTAGCCACTCCCGCAGGCTCGTCCGCAACCACGGCATCAAGGTCATCATCGTAGACTATATGCAGCTGGTGCAACCACCCCCTCACGACATCAAGTCCCAGCGGCACGTTCAAGTCGGCAACATCACCCGAGGTCTGAAGCAGCTGGCGATGGAGCTGAACATCCCCGTGCTCGGGTTGGCCCAGCTGGGGCGACAAGTGATCGACCGGCCACGGCTCGCGGATTTACGCGAATCCGGCTCAATCGAGCAGGATAGTGACGTGGTTTTGTTCTTGTATGTGGACGATCCAGATATGCAGAGTGGGCCGAATATGTTAGTGAAGCTGGCCATCGGGAAGAATAGAGCGGGCCGACAGTCGGAAGTTGATCTGGTGTTTGTACGAAACAAGCTGCGCTTCGAGAGCGCATACAAGGCACAGCACGAACAATGGCTGAACGAGAGGAAGAAACAGCTGGCAGCTTGAGCGAGGTGACGAAGCTGGCTCTCGCTTTGTTTGGAGGGAAGGTCGTGCCGTTCTGGAAAATGAAGAACGCTCCGAACTGGGATGACTTTATTGGGAGCTGGCCGCCGGGTAACAAAGAGCACAGCAAGGAGCACAAGCTACGGATCAAAGAAGCGAGAGATAGGAAATGGTGGAAGGATCACGCGAGGAAACTGCTGGCCGATCACCGCTCAAAAAAGAACGCGCTGGAGACGGCAGAGTTTGCGACGAGACTGTCCAACCCCGAGCTGAATGTAGAGCTGAAGGCGCGGATCAAAGGGTTAAAATGAGGGTTAAAAGTTTTTAACCAGCTAGGGCATAGAGGCGGTGGATGTCGCCGCACAGGGCGGGGTTTTTCATTGGTTTGGTGGCCCTGCCCATAGTTGAACACCGGCTGGTTCTTTGTTTGTGAAAGAGTCCAGTTGCGACATAGCAGACGAGAGGGCGCTGAACGATCTGGTCAGCGCGATAATAGTGCAGGCGGCTATGGATTACGTTGATGCCCGCAGAGCTGGGCTAATCACAAAACGGAGGCGCGTGGACGAGTCGGCCTTAAAGAGAACAATGCTCTACAACCGATCCCGATCACTTCCGAAATGGATGGAACCTTCCGACGTGTTCAGCTGCGTGTGGTTTCTGTTTAACAGCGAGGCGATGCCGGACATAATGCCTCACAACTGGAGAGTGAACCCAAACGCCATCCGCTCGGCGGTGGCGGTGGCAGCTGAATCGGGTTCTAATAGTATCAACCATCTCCTCGCTTTTAGGAGGGGGGAGAACCGCCAGCCTTATGACAACACAAGATAGGCGAAAACAAATGGACGCAGCTGCCCAAGAGGTGGTCAAGCTGATACTTCGCAGCTCCCCCGGCTCCGGGTGGGTGGACACAGCTGCCAGCTACGCCCGTGCGGACGGGTTGCTATATTCCAATCGGGGCGGCCAGCTGTCAGCTATCATTGAGATCAAGTGCCGGAACCTCGGCCTGCTGGAGCTGCTCGACCAGCACAAAGGCGAGCTGATGGTGGACGAGTCAAAGGTCAAAGCCTTGCAAGTTATTAGCCAAATGTTGTGCGCCCCGAGCTACCTCGTCACCTATCTGATGGCCTCTGGAACGGTTATGCAGACGAAAATAACTAACGACAAAGGTGAAATAATTTGTAAAAAACGCAGCGACACGACAACCGCATCTGCCGGTCTTGGCAGGGGCGGGGTTGAAAAGGAGATGGCCTATATTAAATTAGATGGCACACATATCATTACAACCGAAGGCGTCTGCCGAAAGCTATGAGGCGCTCGCCACATATATTTTACAAGAAGACGAGAGCCGGTGGCGGGTGCTTCACCTGAACCCCTCGCTGCCGAACGAGCTTGCCTCGGGGTACGGCCTTCTCACCCGAAGTGAAGCTGAACTGCTGGCCATCTCGGTGGCCGAGACAACGGGAGGCGAATATCGTGGCCCGCTCTACGGCGACTACGGCGACTACGGTGACAGCTGCCTCTGATTGCAGCGCGATTGTAACGGGGGCGCTCGGCGAGTTGATGGTCGCGCATCAGCTTACCAAACGAGGCTGGACTGTTTGCGTTCCTATGGTTGGCGGTAACGCTTCACACTTTGACCTTGTTGCGGTGAAAGGGCAGCTGGCTCATAGGGTGCAAGTGAAGGCGAGCAGCCGGTTTTGTGACACGGGCGCATATGTCTGGGGTACATCAAAAGGTAGCGGAGGGAAGACGGCATACTCGCCAGCTGACTTCGACTTCATCGTGCTCGTGTTTATCTGCGAGCCTGCGCTGTACCTCGTGATGCCGGTTAATGTGGTATCAAGAGTCAAGACGGTGAAGACGAAAGCGAACGGCAAATACTGGCCGTTCCACGAGAGGTGGGACTTGCTGGAGCCACGCGCCACGACTAGACAGCCGGAAGGTGGTAGCCTCCAAGGTGCGTGCGAGAGCGAGGTTACACCCTAGTCGAAATGCTTCTGGTTATCACCATCATTGGTGTGCTGGTTTCGCTCAACCTGTCGGCCATCAACGGTGTCACACGGCGGGCCAACGAAGCCCTCTGCGGGGTGTACAAGAACCAGATGAAGGTGTTCTACTACGGTGACTATGAAAGTAATAATAGGCATTCACCGGCATACTCACCGGCATACACGCAGCAGGCTTTTATGCAGAGGTACACTATCATCAGCAAGAAATGCTGGGAGTGCCACCCCAGCTTTCCTTTTTCGTCTGACCTCCCGTAGCCAACGTATCGTTACCAACTGCTGTGTTGTGGTGACCAGCTGTAATATCTAACGCATCATACCAACTGCTGTGTTATGGTGACCAGATGTAATATCTGACGCATCGTTACCGATTGCCACGTTGTAGTTACCAGTTGTAATTGAAAAGAAAGCCCGCCAGCTTTTCAGCTGACGAGCCACAACAACGCCGCCGAAAGGATTCAACAACGAAAAAAGATAAGGACATAACGCGGAGTTTTCCACAACAAAAAAAGCCAGCTGGTTTCCCAGCTGACCTTTGTGTGACATATCACCCTAGCTCCTATTTTGTATGCCGCCTCGACTCTCAACGAGGATGGGGGGTTACTCGATTTGCCGGTTGCAACCGCCTTACGTCTTCTTATCGTTCAGCCCCCTCGGCAATCTTCCATTACCAGCCTAATCTAGCTGGACGCTTTACGAGCAGCTGATAGCTACCTCGTTTTTGTGAGGCGGATGAGAAAAGAGTAAGCAGCCCTCTCTTTTGCTTTGGGCAGGCAGCTGTTTTCTCTCCAGTTCATTCCTAAACTTTCCCACATTTTCCTTCGCTCCTTAATCATTTGCGCAGCTCCAACTCAAGCCGGTTAAGGCTATGCTTGGCTCCCTCCATTGTGGTGTGAGTGCTGTGGCTCTTGCCTGTCACGTCATTGATGACGTTGCACTCTTGATTGAACGCATCCTGTCTGCGCTCGATGTGCGCGAAGCGTGTCACGCGATACCTCTCGGCCAACGGTCTAATGTAGTTCATTATATTATTGCCTCCAATTCGTACATCTCTGTGTAGCTTTCGTCGCACTTGGGGTTGTTACATCGAACTCGCCGAATCACGGACAAAGCTCCTTCACCTTGATCCACCTGCAATCCACCGGCGTCAATGTCAGCTGACCCACAATGTATGCAGCTGCGGCCGTCTGAAAACTTGTGGCGTTCCAGCGCCAGCTCGCCAATGTCGCTCATCGCAACACCTCCATCTTAATCTTAATCAGCCCCGCATCGGTGTGCGCCAGCTGTCTGAACGCTGCCCGAGACAAATCTATCTCGCGCCCCTTCACGAACGGCCCACGGTCGGTGATTGTGACAATCACAAACCTCGGCCCCAGCTTGCACCGAACCCGCGTCCCGAAGGGCAGCTTGCGGTGCGCAGCTGTTAGTTTGTCGGGGTCAAACAGCTCGCCGCTTGCGGTCGGCTTGCCCCGATACTTCTCGCCGTACCAGCTGGCGGTGACAAGCCCGTGCCTGTCACCTATCACCTTGCCGACAACGATCAGCGGGATGGCTGCGACCAGCGCAACCATCACCGCCCACTCAATTATAAACAGCTGTTTCATATTTCTATTAGGCTGGGCCTTTGAGAACGCAATGTTTCCAGTTGCTCTTCGAGGTTGAGTGAGGGTTGCCCAGCGAATGGGGCAAATGCTCAACTCGCTTCGCTGTTGCTGCCGTATGCTTGCGCTTTCTGCGCTTTGGTTTCTGTTTCATTTTATTGTCTTTCCCTTTGACGGCAGCTCGCGCACCCGTCGCCGCACGTTTGCAATGTGCTCGGCCTCCATCTGGTCGAGGAAATCCTTCGACACTCGGCTGAACTTATGCGCCCGCACCACGTTGAGAGCCACCTCGGCCGTGCGCTTGCGGTTGATCGAGCTGGTCATATGACAACGACCTCCGTTTGAGCTGCCTGCCCACGCGCCTCCGCGCTAACGTCAAACAGCACCTCGCCACGTTCGTCCATAGCGTAGACCCAGCGAACCCGAGACATCATCTCGCTCTCGCTGGTCTTAACGTCGGCCGACCCGCCTTCGCCGTCACTACCCAACACCACGCCGCGCCCAGCTAGGGGCTGGTCGTTGATGCCTTTGATGCGGAAGAAATGAGTTGGCCCCTTCAACATCCCCTCGTCATCGACAAAGATCACGTCGCCGTTATCGAAGTAGCCGCCGGTTGTGAACACGTCGCACCCCAGCTGGCGCTGGATTTCTTTGTGGTCATCAATCGGCACGGTGATCGGTTGCACCTCGGCCGTGTAAGGGTCAATCAGATACCCCTTTGCGGGGGCATCTGATTGTTTGTTATCGTTTGGCTGTTTCTTCATAAAGCCACCTCCGCTGTCCGATTCCGCTTGTAGCGGCGGTTCAACCCCAAGCTGCGCTTGACGGTGTACTCGAGCGTGCCGCGCTTGGTGCGCATAGCATCCAGCTGCTCGATGGTCAACCCCATCTTGCGAAGGGTTGCCGGTACGTCGATGACCGCCTTGCTCGGGTTGAGGTTCGACTTGGCGAACACCGCACGAGGGTCAGCTTTCGCTGTTGCGTGCTTCCTCGCGGCCGACCGAGAAACAACAGCTACCCGAGGGGCGGCTGGCTTTGGGTCGGCGATCCTTTTCTCCACCACCGCAACCGGCGACGGAGCGTTGTTACCCAGCTGCGCCCTTGCAGCTGGCCGTGACCGCCTGCCGTACTTGTCGGTGGCGGTGTAGACTACGACCGCACCATCCACGAGGGCAATCGCCTCGTAAAGGTCGGTCAACTTGGCCACGTCCACCGTGACCCCTGCGAACATGCGTGTGTGCATAGTGTTCATATTTATTTCCTTTCGTTTTGCTGTTAGTTGCGGCCGAACTTGGCCCCAAAGTTGTCTTCCTCCTCGCTGCCCATCGCTCGCCTCGCTGCCGCCGTTGCGATTCCGTCAACGTAGCGCGTCACGAACGCCAACGCTCTTAACATTTCGTCCATCTTGCCGCTCCCCTCGAGCTTCGTGGTGAACAGCCGGTGGAACCCCTCGCCATCGTCAGCTTCCTGCGCCGCCTCGAGCGCCGTGTTGACGGTGCTTTGCGTGACCGTTGCGAGCAGCTCGGGGAAGTTTCTCGCCACCAGCGCAGCCGCCATTGCGAGCGGCGCTTTGTCTTTAGCTGCGAACAGCTCGTCCTCGTTGTCGATTGCGGTTTCGTATGCCGCCCGTCTCATTTTGTCGGTGTTCATAATCAGTTATCCTTTCAGTTTTTTGTTGTTGTTTTTTAGGTCGGTCTGGGCTTTTCCACAACCGGCCACAGGAAACCCAACTTGGTGGATGCGTCCACCAGCTCCAGCTGGCCCCGCATCGCCTCGTCGTTGTCCTCCACGCCGACGCCGCCCCAAACGTTCAACTCGTCCATCAGTTTTTGGATCGCCGCGCAACGTGAATCCGTGTGCGGGTCTGCGCCGTAGTTGATCACCAGCTCGTTGCCAAGCTCCATTAGTAGTTTTTTTAGGTTGGTCATTATCAGTTGCTCTTGTGGTTTTTGTATGCCTTGTTCCAGAACCAAGCGCAACGGTTGCACAACCAATCCACAGCTGACAGCTGCTCGCCGGTGTTGCCCTCGTCCTCGTACTCGCAAAACATACACTTGCGTTTTTCTTGTTTCATATCAGTTGAAAATAATGTTCATCAGTTCTTCGCCGAAGCAGTAGAGCATCAGCCCCATTAAAAGGATGACAACTGCGCCAGCTGTATCGACCAACAAGGTGATGAGCTTCACAGTTCGCCCTCCGCTATCACCTTGTGAACGCCTACGCCGTGCCAAGGGACACGCGTGACTGTGTAAATGTCTTTGCCGTCAACGTGTTCAAGCTCGACACGGATTGCCCCTTTGTAGCTGGCAGCTATCGTTGCCAGTCCAGTTGTCTTGTGGCCACGCGCCGTCGGCGTGGTCTTGCGTCCGCTCTGCGGGATCGTTGCGTAGTAGTGACTCATCGTTTTTCCTTTCGTTGTTGTTGTTGGCATTGCTGCCGTTGCTATCTATTCAAGATCGGTCGCCGTTTTTTTAGCCTGCTCGTAAAGTTTTTTCTCAATCGCCCCTTCCCTCATCCACTCGCCGAACATATTACCCTCGCGAATGGACACGACCGGCGCAGAGTCGGGGAATAATAGGGAGTGACGGGCCAGCCTGTCTTCAAGCTGCTCGCGAGACGCCGCCTTCGTGCCGTACTTCCCGCCGTTGGCCTTGGTGATGATGAAATGTTTCATCGGCCACCCCCGTCCATCAACTCATCGGCCAGCTGGAAAATCCAGTTGGCCAGCGTGACCGGCGACTTCACCCTCTCGATCTTTTCGATCCAGTCGGTCAGCTCCGCCCAAGCGTTGAGAGCAGCTGCGCTATCGTTTTTGTCAGCCATCTCGGCCAACAGCCCTTGGATGTTTTTCAATAGTTTCATCACTTACCTATTCAAGTTTTGCTCCTGCTTTTTTAGCTCGGCTTTAATTTTTCCACGGTCACGCGCCGCCTCGCCCGCGCCCTTGCTCTGTTTGTGGACGCGCTGGCCGGTGTTCCAACCGACCAACGCCCGCACCTTTTTGTTTTCAGCTGGCATTTCTAAAGGGGCATCCGATCACCCTTCCCATCGTGATCGTGTCATCGTGCCTCATCACCTCATCGTAGACGCTGGCATCCGTGCCGTCGTGCGCATCGTCGCGGCACTTGGCAACGTACACCCTCGGCGGGTCGCAGTTCAGATCGTGAATCTGCACCCAGCTTTTCTGCTCCGCCTTTTCGGCGACGGCGATCATCTCGCGCAGCTCATCCACTCGGCCGTGCAATATGCTCGGCGGGTTGCGGTGTTCGATGGACTTTTCCAGCCTCGCCAGCTCATTGCGCAGCTGGCCCAATGTTTTCCTGTCCCAATATCTCTCGATTCTAACGTGCTTGGTTTTCATTTTTATTTGTTGTTGTTGTTGCGCACTCGCGCCATCAGCTGGCCAGCTGCGAACCAGCCAGCTGAAGGCGGGAGGCTGGCTAAATCGCCAGCCTTACCCAATCGGCCACCATCCTATCGGCCAGTTTTTCCTGCTCTCGGGTTGGCTCGGCCCGTCGGTTGACGGCGTGGCGGGATGTCCGCCGTCGCCGTGTTTGTTTGTTGCGCTTGGTGCGCGGTCGGTTGTTCATCGCGCACCCCCTTCGATTACCGTCAGCCCTTTTTCGTCGGCCTGTTTGTTGTAAATCTCGCGGACGATTGCCATTGCATCTTCCGCGCTATCGTATTGCCTGCCGTCGTGGACAACGCCGCGAAGGTAAATCGCATCGGCGGGCAGGGCGTCGGCCGGAATATCCACGGGGATGCCGTAGCCGTCCTCAAACCCTTTGCCGTCGGTTTTTGGGTCAGCCTCGAGCAACCCGAAAAACACGCGCCGCACCATTGAGGGATGCCCAAGCGCGAAGGCCAAATCATCAATCGGGACAATTTCGCCAGCCGCCTTGATGCGCACCATCGGCGCGTAGAATGCACCGCCGCGCCGCGCTTTTGCTGGCCAAGTTGCTATGATTTCGCAGCTGTTCCCCGCGCTCTCGATTTCATCGACAAGCGCCGTGATTGCCGCGCCTCGGTTTATTAAACGTTCGCCCTTGATCGAACAATTCGCGGCCGTGTTCACTATCAGCTTAATGATCGGCTTTTCGCCGAGCTGGTCGCCGTCATTCACCATATGGCAAACTTCGCCAGCAACGTACAA